GACCACGTTGCGCGGTTGATGCCGCCGTAAGTGCCGGTGGACGGGCTGTCGGGAACCGCAGCGGCAAGGCCGGTGAGGTTCTTGCCCGAGTTGCCCGTGCCGTCGCCGTAGAGGTCACCGCTGATGCGGTTCGCCAACTGCGCTTCGGCCACTTCCATGCGTCCGTCAAGGAGGTCAATGATCGCTTCCTTGCCCGAGTTCTGGATCATTTCCAGACCCGAGATGGACACCGCCGAGGCGTACTGGCTGATGCTGAACTGCGCCGCCGAAATGGGCGAGTTCTGACCAACGTTCAACACTTCGTAACCCGAGTACGAGTTGGTGTTGTTGGTGGTCGTATCGTTGTACATGATTTCCTGCAAAATCACGTTACCGCCGGAGAACGTCTTAATGTTCCCACGGTCTTTGAGGCGACGAAGCAACGCGTTGTTGTTCGTCACGTTGTCAGCGAGTTCACCCGTGCGGCTCTGAATGTTAGTCGCAATGATGTCGCTGATGCTTGAGTTGGCAAATGCCATGTTAATACTCCTGTATCAGTTGATTAAAACCGTGATTCTTGCTCGTTGAACGATTCTTCAAGCAATGCACGGCGACTTTGCGCTTTGGGAGCCGTGTTCGCGCCGGGTGTGGCACTTCTGACGCTGACCGCAGCAGCCCGAGCCGCTTTCGCCGCTCGGTTTTTCTCCGCTGCCTGCTTTCTATCCAGTTCGGCTTGTCGGCTTTCCTGTATTTTTGCAGACAATTCGGAATCTAAACGTAACGCCTTATCATAAGCATCTTCCAATGTCTCCGCCATGCCCGATTGGAGCAGTTGGATCATTGTCGGACGCGCTTCTTCAAAGTACTCGGCCTTTTGTGAGAACGAGTCAATTTCGTTAGCCATTTTTGCCTGTTCCATAGCCTCCTGCTGCTGTTTCCAAGTCAGCACTTCGCCCTTGACGCTGGCTAGTTCGTTTTTAAGGGCAAACAACAGGGGGTCGGCGGCGTTTTGCGGGGCATAGGCTTGGCTTGCGCCCATTCCCGACAGGTCTACGCCGTATTCCTGCGCCAATTGCGCGAAATACTGTGCGCGGGCCTGCGGATCGGAGGTGCGAAGGGTGTAATCGGCCTTCATCAACGCTGCTACCGCCTGTTCCGGCTTCAAACCGAGGCCGGTGATGGTTTGGCGGTACGGCTCAATGGCCTGTTCCATGGCATCGGCAAACTGTTTCTTGGTCAACAGCGGCTCAATGCCCTTTCGCATCTGTTCTTCGCGTTGCCACGCATACTCTTGGATGCGCGGGTCGGCTTTCTGCCACGCTTCGTGATATTCCTTTTTCCACGATGCCGGAGGCCGCTTCCACACCGGCTCTTCTGCGGGTTCCGGCGCGGGTTCCTCGGCCTTAATGGTCTTGGCAAATCGTCCTGCCTCATCGCGCCCTGTGGGGGCTTCCGTTTCTGCCGCCTCAAACTGTTCTGCCAGTAGGCTTTTACGGTCTACCGGCTCGTCTTTGGCTACTTCAACGGGTTCTTGGGGGGCATCCATTACTATCTCCTGTGGGGATCGTGAGTAAATCGGATTTCGTCGCGCAAACGCGACAGGAGGCGATTAGCGTCCTTATGAGTCATGCTGGCGAGTTGGTGCCGTAGAACATCAACCCGCTGGCTTTTCGTCTTTACGGGCTTCGGAGCGTGTTTTAGGGGGTCTTCGTTGCCAACCTCAATGCATCCGTGCGCTTTAAGGTGCGCCCGATGCTCGGATCGGCTGGTAATCATCCGACCGTCAATCATGGATTTATACGGCTGAATGTCGGGCATGACGTAATGCCATTGGCCCTTCTTGTCCTTGGCAACCTCAACAAAATTGCCGTTTTCGTCTTGGATGTAGCGTCGTTTCATAGCAGTAATAGCAAGGCTTCCTCGTCGTCCATTTCCTGCAATTCGCGGTATAGCCGGTCAATGCGAGCAACATCGGCCAGCAAAGCGTCAAAGTTGATCTGCGCGACCGGGATGCCGTCCGGTTGGGTTAGGTCAACCTCAACAAACGGCGAAATGATCTCTTGCGCTACGCGGGGTTTGCCCTCGACCAGTTCTTCGTAGGCCGCAATGACTTCTTCGCGGCGTTTAGCGCGTTTCTTGGCTTCTTCGTCAAACCGCTTATGTTTGCGCTTGTCGCCATCGTGCGTGTCAATGAGGACGACCGGCGGCGGCGGTGGTGCGCCTCCAACGGAGTCATCCGCAAACGGCAGTACGCAAAATGGGACTAGGCCGAACATTAGCCGCTAACCCCTCCCGAGGTAGTCGGTTCGGTCGGTTGCCACGGCTCCGGCGGCAGTTCGGTGGCAGTTGGTGCGTATTCGCACTCAACCCACGCTAGCCCGTCATGCGCCCAATTCCATTGGTAACCGGGGCGGTCAACGGGCTTCGGATCACGCACGACCCATTCGCCGTTTAGCCACGCGAGTTCCTTGCCTTCCGGCACTTCCGGCGCATCCGGCACTTCCACCCATCCTTCGGTGCCGTCCGTTTCGGGCTTTGGGATTGAACCATTTTTACTAAACAACATACGTCACCTTATTGGAGCAAGAACGCCGAGGTTGGCGGGGTGAAGTTGGAGGTGTAACGAGCAATGCCTTTGGTAATGCGGAGGTCGTCTATATAACCGTAAAATTCTTGTGTAAAACCACCCGATTGCGTCATGCCAATATATTGCAAGTTTCGTGTTGTTGGCGCGGTATATGACGACGTAGATGTTGCTTGTAAAACACCATTCAAAAAAGTTCGCGTAGTAGTGCCGTCATACGAGACGGCAACGTGTTGCCATGCATTAAGCGTCACGGTTCCACTATTAACAGCAATTGCAGCTCCAGAAGAATTGAATTGCCACGACAACGCGCTACTAGACACTCCCCATTGATATTGAGCCCCGCTTGTTGTTGACCAACTTGCCGTGCCGCCACCTTTTGAAAGTATTTGTCCGACAGAAGCCATCGTATTTGTTGGGTAAATCCACGCTTCAACGGTAAAGTTTTGTCCGCCAATTCCAAGTTCTAAAAAGTCATTTGTAAACGGAATTGTTAATCTATCTCCCGTACCATCAAAGTACATTGACGACCCGCCAAACTTGCTCTGCGTCGTGCTGATCTGCGCGTTGCCCACGGTTTCCAAGTCGTTCTTGGCCGTAGCGTCTACGATGCCGCCGTTGGTGTAATTGAGCAACAGTTGGGTGTTGGTAATCGCGGTGAGTGGTGCGGTTGGGGGCGTAAAGTTGGCCGTATAGACGGCGGTTCCTTTTACTACGCGAACATCAGATATGTACCCGTTGACGTAAAAACCAGACGGATATTCCGCGCCAATACGCACCCCGTTGCTTGCCGATCCGGTAAACGATGTGTTGTTAGTTGTTTGACCGACATTTACGCCGTTGAGATACATAACGGTGTTGTTTGTTCCGCTGCCGTTTCTAACCAAAGCAACGTGATTCCAAACATTTAACGACATTGCCGTTGAAGCAGTAATGCCGGCAGTTCCAGTCAAGGTTAAGTATTTTGTTGCGGACGCCAAATACCAAAGCAAATAATTGCTTGTTTCACCTAGTTGGAAAAATGTTGGGCTTGACGGAGTTGAGGTGACATATAGCCACATCTCAATCGTATAGTCGCCTGTCAAATCCCAAGCGGTACTATCCGCTAACTGCAAATAATCCCCGCTGCCATCAAAGTACCCGCTACCGCCGACCGTGCTTGCGCTGTATGCAGCCGTGGGAGCAAAGGGGCTAAAGGCTTGGACGGAAACAGTACCGGCAGAAGTAAATGCCAGCGCGTTTGAACTGTTATCAACAAACCGATTAGATTGGCACGTTAACAACGAAGTGCCAGATACGGCAGTAAGCGGAGTAGTAGACGGCGTAAAGGTTGTACCACTTGGGTACAGACAAGTCCCTTTTATAATTCGAACGTTTGAAACATAACCAAGCCAAGTATTTGTGGCAAATTCGCCTGCCCTTCCAATACTAAAAGCATTAGTAGAGTCTTGAACTGTGAGCGTTGAAATTGATGCGGTGCCTTGTTGCGTTCCGTTTACATACAAACGCAAAGTTGCACCATCTCTGACAAACGCAATATGCGTCCATTGCCCCGGCTGCACTAGGCCAGTTGCAGTTTGAACTCCGTAATAAGATCCGCCGGAAGTAACATAGGCTTGAACGGTTTGGCTTACTCCGGCTTGAATATAAAAAGAAATCGAAGAAGTTGTAAATGTGCTATTTAATTGCCCCAAAATATAATTTGATGCCGTGCTAGTCGTATTTATCCAACACTCAATTGTAAAGTCGCTCGATCCAAGCGTGAACGCAGCATTATCTGGCGTAGAAATGTAATCGCCGGTTGCTGCGCAAGAAACTGACCACCCGGTCTGGCTAAACGGCGTAAACGTACCCTGCGTCGTGTTGCCGTTGCGAGTGATCGTGAAGGCATTGCTTGACGAGTCCAAGAACGTGTTGTTCTGCGCCCCGTTCGTGCCGTTACCCGGCAACAGCAAGGTGGTGTTACGGAAATACGGGTCAGCCGTTAGTGTGACCGTGCCGCCGATGTTGGGGAACGCAGCCGTTGGGGGCGTGAAGTTGTAGGGATAACGGCCTATGCCTTTGGTAAATCTGAAGTCATCAATGTACCCGTTCAAAACGTATGTTGATATTCCTCCAACATATATCGGGCCATTGTTGTTATAAATTGTTGCTGTGCTAGTTGTAGATGTTCCGGCAGTACCATTCACGTATGGCGTTATTTTCCCGCCAACGCGAACAAGCGCAATGTGATACCACACGCCCGTTGCAAATGGCGTACCAAATGAAACACCGTTAGCAATGTCCCAAGTAGTTCCGGTGGAACTTAAATAATAAGCAAGAGTTCCAGTTGCAGGCAAATAAAATGCCCAGTTATATGTTGTCGTGCTTGGCGGGGCATACCCAGAAATAAACTGGGGAGTATTTGATATTGAATTAAAATAAACCCAGCATTCGATTGTAAAATCGCCTGCACCAAGCGCATAAACATTTTTAACAGGGGTATTTGCTACCAAATAGTCTCCTGTGCCGTCAAAGTACATAGACCCCGTGCCGTACTTGACCACGGACGTACTGACCTGCGCGTTGCCTACCGTTTCGTAATCGCCCACGGCGGCGTTGTCGTAGATGCCTGCGTTTGTAAAGTTGGTAAGAAGTTGAGTATTAGTAACCGCAGTTGGTGGCGCGGTTGGGACAGAAAACGCTGCATTATATACAGATGAGCCTTTTACAACACGTAGGCCGGAAATATACCCACCAAAATTATACGCTCCAGTCGTATCTCCACCAATCGTAATTGCTCTTGAAGCATTGCTCATTAGCGCCGCAGATGTCGTTATAGTCGTAACTAGCGCGCCGTTAAAAAATACCCTAATTGATGTCCCATTTCTTGAAATGGCAAAATGATTCCAAGAGTTAAGTGGCAACACTCCAATTGTTGTGGCATTTCCAATATCCCAAGAACTTCCGTTTGAAGACGCGTAAAAAAGCAAAGTTCCACTTGTATTTGCAACAAACAGCGGGCCGTAAACTCCAAATTGCCAGCCAAAATCAATTACGTTGAGAAGCGCAGATCCATTATTTGTGGAGTAAACCCAACCTTCAACAGTAAAATCTGAACCCCCAAGATCTAGTGCGGAGTTGTACGCAATACTCAAATAATCCCCACTCCCATCAAAGTAGCCGCTGCCGCCGTTAGACGAAGCAGACCACGCCGATGTGGGGTTGAACGGGGAGAAGGCTTGGACGGAGGGGGTTCCATTAACCGTCAAAGTCAACGGGCTTGCGCTGTTATCTACAAAACGATTGCTCTGCAACGTCAGCAAATATGTTCCGCTGATAGCGGTAAGCGGGGTTGTTGGAACCGTGCAAGTCGTCTGCGCTACGTCATAAACAGCCGTGGTAGTAATACGAGCGTTAGATATGTAACCAAGAGCATCGTAAGTTCCCGGCCCTAGAGCACCAGCCGTTCCAATTCGGTCAACATTTAGTGCAGCCGATGAAGTTCCTGTTCCAATACGAAGCCCATTAACAAAAATTGCACAAGATGTTCCAGAACGAACCCATGCAATATGGTTCCACGCATTTCTAGTAACGGCTGTTCCAGTAAGAGAAATAACCCCCGTTCCACCTAGGGTCAATCCAACGCCGCCGCTGTTATCAACAGTTAATTGAACATTATTTGGATTTGCCGAACCTGCGTTTGATCCGCCAAATATAATGTTATAGCCGCCTACGTTTTCGCCGCGATAAAACCAACACTCACAGGTAAAACTTCCTGTCGTTGCTTGGTTTGTAAAGTTTATGTAGTCGCCGCTTCCGTCAAAATAATTACTCCATCCCGTCTGCGAGAACGGGCTAAACGTACCTTGCGTGGTATTGCCGTTACGGGTGATCGTGAAGTTGTTGGTGCTGGAGTCTAAAAACGTATTGTTCTGTGCGCCGTTAGTCCCATCGCCGTGCAGAAGCGCGGTGACGTAGTTAAAGAACGGGTCAACGGCAGCGGCGGCGGCAATACGAAACATTCCGTACGCACGGGCTGCTGCAGATGCGAAGCGAGAAGTAACCGGCATTGTGGCCTCTTACTTGAATTGGGTCTGTGCGGCGAGGACGGTATAGGCTGCGGAGCCTGTCTTAATGATTGTGTAAGTGTAAGCGTCGATGCCGGATGCGTTGCCCGCAGTCCATGCGCTGCCGCCTTGGTATTTCGGAGTGACTGACGCGCCATCCACTTGCACCGCGTTATTGTAATACGCCGTGCTTCCCTGCGTAACCAAAAACACCACCGTGATGCTTTGGCCCGTGGAAAGCAACGTATTCATTGACGTACCCGCAGAGCCACGGAAGTTAACCGTCCAGTTGGCCGATGCGTTGGTCGTGTAATACAGCACCGACTGCGTGGTTACGTCGTAGTTGATTGTGCCGGTTGCCGCCGTCGCGCTGACCGTAGTGGTTTCGGCAGAGTCGGACAGCACCATTGCCAACGTGCTGCTTGACCCCGTAAAGGTCTGCGTAGCCGTAAAGTTGGTAGCCGTGCCGGGGGCGACGTAATCCGTGCCAGCGGTCGCGGCGGTAAAGGCCGACGTACCGTTGCCCTTGATAACGCCCGTCAGCGTCGTGGCTCCCGTGCCGCCGTTGACTACGGCCAGCGTGCCAGTAACGCCGGTAGACAGGTTAACCGAGCCAACCGTCTGCTTGAGCGAGCCGTAAGTGTCAAACGTGCCGTCCGTTGTCCAAGTATCGCCTACGTTGAGCGTGACCTTGGCAATGGTGCGAAGCGTGGCCGCGTTGTTATAGGACACCGTGATCGTAACAGCGGCGGTGTCCTTGTTCTCGATTGTGATGGCTTTGATAGTGCGGCGCGTAGAGGCCGCAGGAGCCGCCACCAACGTGACGCTGCTAGTGCCGTTTAGCGCGCCATCCGTTGCGCCTTCGGTAAAGGTCGTGCCGTTGTTGTCAGCCCACGCCGCCGTAAAGTCGGGGTTGGTCGTGGCCGCTGCGCCCGACATGGCGACAACGATGGATTTGCTGGTTGAGTCAAGGATCAGTAATGCCATGTTGTCACCTTACGAAATGAACCAAGCGTAGGCCTGTGCGCCTGCCGCGCTACCGCCGCCGCCCGTTGCGGCAATGCTGATACTGCCGCTGCCGTTTGTAATGGAAATGCCAGAGCCTGCCGTGAGATTGGCAAGCGTGTAACCCGAACCGTTGCCGATAAGCAGTTGGCCGTTGGTTGGCGCAGACGTAAGCCCCGTGCCGCCCGTAGCCACCGCAACCGTACCCGTGAGGTCTGCCGCAGACAACGCAGACATGGACACGTTCGTGCCATTGCCGCGTAGGTAATATGCAAGCGTAGTTGCACCGGCAAGCGCGTTTAGGGCGGTTTGCTGCGTGGTCTGGCCTGTACCGCCATTGGCAATAGCAACCGTGCCGGTGACGTTTGCCGCGTTGCCCGAAATGTTGCCGGTGACCTTGGAGCCAGCCAGCGACGTAATCCATGTCGGGTCAGCGTACGAGCCGGTCGTGTATACGCCGTTGGTAACCGTTCCTGCGTTGCCCGAAACGCTAATACCCCACGTTCCCGTGGCCCCGCTACCCGAGGTAGACGGCACATCAAGGCTTGTGCGTGCGCCCGCTGCCGTGGTTGCGCCTGTGCCGCCATTAGAGACGTTTAGTGTGCCGCCGAGGGTCACAGCCCCGGTGGTGGCCGTGGAGGGCGTAAGGCCCGTAGCGTCTGCGCTAAAACTGGTAACGCCTGCCGAGCCGACCGACGTAAATGACCAGTTAGCCAGCGTTCCCGAGCCGCCAACAACGTCTGCGTTAATCGTTAGCGTCGTACCCGAAAAGGCGGTGATGTTGCCTTCCATGAAGTACGAAGGGTCTGGCGGGTACGCCACACGGACGCGGGAACCGACCGTAAACGCCGTGTTGGTGGAGTTGAGGTTAGTCGTGAACGTCTTGGTTCCCGTGCCGATGGCAACCGAGGACGTAGACGTAAGCCCGTAGTAACCGATGCCGATCTGCGTCAGTTGCGAGGTCGTGACAATGACACCCGGTGTCAGAGGGCGCGTCGGTGACGTTGCAGCCGGGTACGTTTGGATGGATATGTTGGTGGTAGTTGCCGACCACGCAAGTTGCAAATAGTCGCCCGCAGCCAGCGTAAAAACGTAGTTACAGACCGCGATCAAGTGGCCGTTGGTGCTGCCGTGCCTGTTGGCAACGCTGAATTGGCTGTTAGTGTCTGCAAGGTCGGTGCCGTTTTTACGCACCCAAATGTCAACGTCATGAATACTGGTGTCGGCGTTTTCCAACTGAATGGAATACGTCAGCGCATACGTTCCGGCGTTGGCGTAGGTAATGCGGTTGCCGCTAACAATCGTGACACCGTTGGCTTCATCAACCGTGCCGATGTTGACTACATAGGCCGTAGTGGTGCTGGCGATGGTTTGGTCGGTCGTGTCTTGGAACGCGCCGTAATACGCGGTAGACCCTACGCCCGACGAAATGCTCGACCATGCCGGTGCGCCAGAGCCGGTGGACTGCAAATACTGCCCTGCCGTGCCCGCCGTGCTAACTGCGTAAGCCGTACCCGTGCCATACGCCACGCCACCCGCAGTCGGGGTTGCCGTGCTGTTAGTGCCGCCGTTGGCAATGCCAAGCGTGCCGGTAAAACTGATGTTGGGCGTATTGCCGCCCGATGAGGTTAGCGGCGCAGAAGCGGTGACCGACGTAACCGTGCCAACTTCCGGCGCGTTGATCGTGATTGTGCCGTCGCCGTTGGTAATCGTTACGCCCGTACCAGCCGTAAGCGTGGCTTTGGTTAACCCGCCAGCGGCGTTACCGATGAGCAATTGACCGTTGGTGTACGTTGATTCGCCCGTGCCACCGTTGGCCTCAAGCAACACGCCCGTAACGCCCGTGGTAAGCGGCAAGCCCGTAGCGTTGGTCAATACGCCAGCGTTCGGCGTGCCGAGGTTGGCGTTAGATAGCGTTTTGTTGGAAAGCGTCTGCGGCGAGTCTAATGTGACCGCCTCTTCCGCAGGGTACGCCACGAACACGTCTTTGGTGTTGGGCGCAAAGTCCACGAGATTGCCGCCGCTTGTAGACGCGAAAACAGAGTCACGCGACAGCGTGTTGGTCGAGGAAGTATAAGTACCAGTTCCAACTTCCCATTGCCCCGTGGTGTTGTCGTAAATCGTGTAATAGGTGCTGTTCCCGTTACCGATAACCGAAAACGCTTGATACCCCGTGGACGTACCGCCAAGGGTCAATGCGCCTGTACCCGGTGTCGCGCTGGTTTCCTTGACGCGATCCTTGAGAACTAGTGCCATCGGTTACTGTCTCGTTAGCGATTGAGTCACGGGCGGCGCACCCAACGGTAGCGTCTGTTGCACGATCTCTACCCCTGCGGCGCGGCCATCCGGCCCACGCACAATGCGCTTCGGTGCGGCAAGTTTCGCCATCTGTTCGGCAATTGCGCCCAAGGTTGCGGCGTGCTGTTGCGAGGCATCGGCGTGCTTGGCCGTCATATCCGCATGAGTTGCGGCGATCTGATCCATCGCGCTCTTAATATCCACGCCCATCTCTTGAACGATGCGGTCGGACACGGCCTGTTGCGCTTCCAGCATCGGAATGTCGAGGCCGGGGTTGGCTTGGATGCGCGCAACCATGATCTTGGCGGCGGTGTCCATCTCCAACTTCTGCTTTTCCATGCGCTCTTGGAACGCCAATTCCTGCGCCTTGAGTTGCATTTCGTGCTGTTCGCGCATCTGCTCAATCTGCATTTCCAACTGCATCTTGGCTTGGTCGCGCTGCATCTCGGCTTGCGCCTTTTGCTGCTCAAACTGCATCTTGGCCTGTTCTGCCTCGGCCTCGGGGTTGGGCTTGGGCTGACCGGCCTGCGCTTTCATTTGTTCAAGAGCCGTGTCCAACTCGCCCTCAATGCTACGGGCTTGCTTGAACGCGCCAATTCCGTACTTGAGCAGTTCCATCATCATCGGAACCATCTCGGGGGATGCTTGCGCCACCGGCAACGCTTGGCTCAAGAACCCGCCATAGGCTTGGATAAACTCTAGTCGGTCGCGCTTGTTCTGCGCTTCGTCAATCTGTACGAGCGAGTCGGCGGCAATATCAATGCGGAAATTACGCAGCGGGCGGTCTTTGATTAACTGCATCGCCTGCGGGATCAACTGCTGATCCGAAGGCGACATTTGGCTAGCCGCCGCATACGCCAAAATGGTTTCCGGCTGGAACTTGGTGCAAATGATCTGCGCCTTGAGCCGGATGAGGTCAGATGCAAAGAGGGCTACGTCCTCCTGCATGGAGCGCAGTCTTAACCCCGCGTACTGGCCTTTGATTTGCTGCGCGGTTGCGGTTTCCGAGGCGGCACTTTGACCACGGATGATATCTGCGATGCCCGTGATTTCGTAGATTTGGCCTTTAATGTCGCTACGGGCTTGGTAGCATTGGATGAGGGCGGCGGCGATGGTATCCAGCGGGAGAAGGTCAACCGAACCTTTAAGGCCGCCCTTTTCAGAGAAGCCAGTCCATTTGTCCACAGGGATAAGAGCATTGTTGTCACCTTCGGTCATCAACCGCTGAAGGGCGGGTTGGCTCGCGTCGTAAACGCCACGCACGCGCAGGGCTTTAACCAAGCCATCAATGCGGTCAGACAGAATGTCCAACTCCATCGCTTGATCTTGGTACAAAACAAAATCGGGAACCGGCACAAGGCTGTCGCTGGTCGTGGTCGCGTACAGCGGCTTCGGGCAGGGCCAAAACCCTTCCAGCCCAAGCGGGTCGTCGCGCTCGTCAATGACGGTCGGCATGCCCTTGCACAGCCATACAACCTTGTTGCGTTCCTTGTCCCACAACTCGCAAATCTTGGCGCGGTTGTACATTTTTTTCTGTTCGTTATAGGCGTTGAGCGGCTCCGGCCCTTGGTCTAACGGAATCTTCCGCGCCATCTCCTCGCCAAAGCGTTCTGCGAGAGCCTCACGGGTCATGTAGACCCAACGCCAGACTTGCGTGACTTCTTCCCAAGTACGGGCGGGCGAATGGCCAAAATCGCGCCAATGGACGTAATCCACCGGAGCGCACTCGTACTCAATCTCCTCGGGGCGGTTCGGCTCGCCTTCACCCGGCTCAATGTCCTCGGTGATCTCTAGGCCGTCATCCTCAATGCCCTGCGGCTTAACGTGCGGCTCATAACGCACCCAAGCAATGCCGCGACCGCCCAAGAATCGGTCGGTCACGCACTCTTTCATGGTCGCCCGAAAGTCGGGGTAGTGTTCAATCTCAAAGTCCACCGCCCGCTCAATCAGCAGCGAGGCCACGCGGCTTACGGGGTCATTGTCGCCAAAACGACGGGACACATCGGCCTTCGGCAATTTGGCGTAGACCGCTGGGATCAACGTCTGGACGTTTGACCAGAGGATG